TCTGTGATGATGCACCATCCATAAAAAATCCTATTACCCAACTATTAATCTCTAGTTGGTGAATTGATCCAATACCAGATCTTTGTGGATATATAACTGGCATGATAACTTGTGCCCAAGGCAACTCTTCTGTAGGTAGATCAACCCTACTTCTATTATGATACCCTACAATTCTGACTTTTACTTTGTTTGTAAAATCATAATCACCCGCTTCAAATTCCTCTGTCTCAACATTGTAAGATCCATGTCCGTTATTCTCCACCTGTCCAATCCACCAATTGAACCCATCCTTTCCTATAAAATTAGCAGTTGATTCATACATGTTATGCACCAGGACTATCTGTTACTAATGTGAGTTGTGTACCCATCATATCTCTATTACTATAATACGTTCTATCTACCTTAGATATAACATATTTACCACTGTTTGCCTTATCAAAACCTCTAGATCTACCTTGATATATGTCTAATTGTACCACATCACCAACGGTTAAATCAAATTTACCAAAATAACTTACTTCAACAATTTTATTGTAAAATAATTTTTCCCTAAGTGATGCTTGGGACAATTGTTTTGTCAATCCTGCAGTATGAGTTCCCTTTGAGAATAAGGCAGTATCAACTATTTTTGACATGATACGTGTAGCAGCAGTATCCTTCTTAAAATTCTCAAAATATTGTGGTTTGGGACTTTTATTTAGTCGTGGAACCGTGTCATAATATTTATTGATGTTGAATTTAGTTTCCTCATATTTCATATTTGATAAATCAACAGTCATTACATTACTATTGTATGATCCTATGTTTAGACCTTTCAAAACATCACTAGACGACAACACTCTCATTCTGTCAATTGCCAATATATTTTCACCATCAACTTCCTCAGTATCTTTTGGTTCATGTCCCAGTATCAATGTCTTAACAACAGGATCTTTAGTAAATGAATCATAAGATTTAAAATTATATCCAAATTTATTTTCAAAGAAAGCATATCCTGCACTTGCCGATGCACCACTACCCTCTATAGGTATTGATTTGGATGCTAACCATGATATAACTGTAAAAGGACACCAAAATGGCGACACGAAAGAATACTTATTAAAAGTTGGTTCTATATTATCAGCAGATAATTCGGTTTCTGTTCTTAATATACCTTTTAATATATCTTCAGTTACAATTTCGTCTATTCTTTTACCCTGACCGTCGCCAAATTTTCTTGATACTTTGATTGCAGCATTGTTTATGAAATCTGAGGTGCATAGTAATATAGTTGCCTTACTTATTGTTCCTTCTGATACTCTATCTTGTATATCATATACAGTAAAAATTCCTCCAATCTGATTACCAACGTTATCCTCAATTTCTATATACACTCTCTCCATACCTCTCATAAGAGACAACAATCCACTATTAGAATCAGTTATTTGAACCTCCATCATTTTTGTAGCAGATTCTATGTCTTCAATATATCTCATATAGATGACCTGATTTATGGAAAGAGCTATCTCCTTACCATCAATCGTGATAATGAAACTATTCAGTTTAAAATTATTAGTAGTCTCCATTAGAATTGCGATGTTTTATTATATACAGACAAGTATACGGACTGTTTAACACGTGGTTTTGCAATGTCAGTGCCCTCTACACTTGGTGGTTTAAACGGTTGAGGTAACATTGAACTACTCATAGAATCATTTCCTATGAGAGATGCAGTTTCGAGATTTACTTTTTCTTGAGCTCTCTCAATGTTTTGCTGTATAACACTATCAGTCAACTCTGTAAGATTTACTTTGTTACCTTCAGAATTGAATATGTTTGATACACTACTCATAAAGTTAGATCCAAGATTTGCCATAAATCCTAAACCAGTATTATTAAATACATCCTTACTTACATTGACAAGATTTTTAAATTGATCTGTTTGAGACACGCTATTTAGTATAGAATTACCACCCATCAATGACATACCAAGTGGACTCATCATAAATGATTTTTGAAGGATTGATTTATTTTTTGTAGGTTCTAAGGATCTACCACTGGCACCACCAAGACCTATACCATCAGCAGTTCCTGTATATGGAGATGACTTTAAATATGGAGGATCTCCCATACCACCACTACCAGTCGTTACAATTGCACTAGACGTTGGTGTAGATGCACCATCACCATCAGCACTAAGTGCACTTGCTCCTGCTGTGACACCAGCTACGAGTAGCTCTAGTAAACCAAAATTCTTTGAATCATCTGGATCGTCACTATCTGCACCCTCATCATCAGTTTTATCCTTGTCAACGTTCATGGGTTGAAGATCAAACGCTGCTGTTAACTCTGCAATATTGTTTGTAATTGCTTGTGCTGATGCCTCTCCTGCAGGAGGTATCTTACTCATCAAATCTACCAAAGCAACTGCAGCTGCCTTAGCTGGCAATGCAAGGGTTCTACCAAATGCTTCTTTTAACCTTTCATCTAATTCAAAATCATCCTCTATTTTTGCAGAAATATTTTTATGTATTCCATCATTAAGTCCAATCTCTGCTAAATCTGTGCTTAAATCGGTAGCTCCAACTGGAGAAGCAGAAATATCAACAGCATTTGTTACATCTACATTAGGACCTAGAGGTCCCATGAATCCACTTGCTGCTCTTACTGTATTTCCTCTTTGCCCTGTATCACTTCTAGCTGCTGATCCCATCATTATGTTAGGCATCAAGTTGTTAACTGGACTTAAATCAGTAGGATTTGAAACAGGTTGTACTTTTACACCACCAGTCTCATCTAAAGACTGTAGTTTTTCTCTCATGAGAAAATCTCGACGTACATCTTCTTGGTACATCGCTTTCATCATAGCAGTTCTACTGTCTAAAAATTTAGTTAGACTAGCTAAAATACCGTATAAAAAAGATTCATCGGTCATGTTACAATCACCTCTCTCTTAGCACCCTTTCCAAAAACGTCAATTATTACATGATCTTTGATTTCAGACTCTTGTTCCATTGGAACAACTACTGGAGTTGGTACTGGAACAGGAGTTGGCACAGGCACATATTCAATCTGAATTTGACTACTTGTTTTTGCTTTTTGATTGACAGGTATATTATTTACCAATTCTTTATTATTATTAGATACTAAGGGTTTGATTTGATTATTTGTCACCACACTAGTAGATTTCTTAAAAACTAAGTCTTCACCCTTCATCCAACCACGATTGCCAGGTTGCAACCATTTATCATTGGGTTCATTATTCCAGAAATCAAAGTGAACTGGATCATTATCACCTTGCCACTTGAAACCAAATTTATGTCCGTTTTCTCTCATCCACTCATTTGCAGATGAGTAGTAATTGATATCTACCGCCCATCCCTGTCCGTGTGGAGACATACCAACAGCAGCAGGAGTAAACACATTTTGATCTCCCTTCTTTGCTCTGTCTATCAACGCTTGTTGTTGCTCTGGACTTCTGAATGATGATGTAACCTGAGAAGGAAGATCTATACCATCTTTAGCAGCTGCGTTTACTGCTCTAGTCCAAGCTTTCATAGTAGATGGATTTAATATAATTGGATTGCCATACATGTCATACATTGGATTTGGAGTTGTCGCAACTGGTTTTTCAATGCCACTAGTAGCACCATCTCCACCAATAAATCCCATATCTTTAGCAGCAAGGGTTGCATCTATTCCAACAGATAAAGCAGTTCCTAAACCAGGCAAAGTACTAGCAAGACCAGACAATGCCTCTAGTCCTGCACCAGAAAGATCTCCTGCCATCAATCTTTGTCCTGCAAACAATAGTCCTGCACCAAGTCCTAGGAATGGAATCTTTTTCAACAAACTCTTACCCAAAACCTTTCCTCCAATCTTCGATATACCTTTTATACCAATAAGTTTAGCACCTTTTTTCAGAACTGACTTTGCTGCACCTTTAGCACCTTTGAATGCTTTACCCGCTAATTTGGTTACTGGACTGACTAATTTTTTTACACCTCTTTTTGCTTTTACATATCCTCTAAACAATTTCATCTTCCATTTTTTAGGAAGAAATTTTATAAGTTTCAATGGATTGAAACCAATACCATCCATACCAAGATCTTGATTGCCTCCTCCAGCTACAGCACCTACAAATTGTGCTGCGGTGAATGGTTTTAAAGGCATTGTTAATCCAACACCACTTCCAGATGTATCAATCTTAGACAGTCCAAAAATATTTGCTAACGAGTTTGCCTCTGCTAATACACCAACTTTAGCATTTGAATTTGGTAGTTGATTTAAGAATCCAATAGATGCTGAAATTAATACGGAAGCACCCTCTCTGTATATTGATTCTATTGCTCTACCAAATTTAGATACTGGAATGATTAATTCTGGTTCACCACCTTCACCCACTATAATTTTTTGAGCATTCTTAACATACCCACCTAATGAACCTAAACCAAATACACTACCACCCTTAGCAAATTTTTTGTTATCATAATCAAATTCAATATCTAGATCTGAAAAATTTATGTAATTTTCCGCCCCGAAATCCTCTGATATATCAAAAGTCTCTGCAAATGAACTTTGTGTTCGTGATGCAATTAAAGTTAGTACAGCACCTGTTAATACAATTTTCTTTATATTGGGATATCTTTGTATAGCTGGTTTTAAAATATGCATTAAACAATCTTCAAAAGCAGCCTGAACACTACAAGCAAGGTTAATGTGAGTTTTTGTTGGCAATTCATTAACCTCCCTTTTATTTCCAAACATTTTAACTAGCTCTTTATTAAATTCCCCTTTTAAGGCAGAATGATAATCACATAG